TCTTCTGTTTTTATCTCCACCTCCATCCGGAACATGACCTCGGCAGTCTCCGGCGGCCCATCCAGACACGACCAGTCAATTCCGAGATCCCTGTCCACAGGCTGGCTGCCGGCCCTGGTGGCCAGAAGGACCCGGAAATCCCTCTGGATCCTCTCATCCTCCTGGAGATCTCCCTGGAATAAAATTTCATAATTCATGTGTTCACCTCCGCCACATACTCCTTAAGAGTCAGTGATGTCTCCGCCTGGACAAGTTCCCCATGTGCATATACCCGGTTCCATGCCTCGCTGCTCTTTGTAAGCACCCACTGGTTCTGTCCGATCCTTCTGGGACCTATAAGGAGAACAGCCGGAGTCCCTGATTCCACCATACGGGCCATCAGCTCCAAGAGCTGCCGGGGTTTCACGCCCAGAACTGCATTCAGAGTTACATTTAATGTCACTTCCTGGAGCTCCGGCCCCAGAAATACAGACACCGCCTTTCTCCCCAGTACGTCATACTGGGACCATTTCCCGGACACGCTCCGCTGGAGCTTTGAAAAATTCAGCACCTGCCTGTCGCTGACCTGGAAAAGGATTCCTCCCAGCATTCCTATAACAGCCATTCCACCACTCCTTTACAGCGCATCTACCTTCCGTTTCATTTCCAGGATCTCTGCCACGGAAATCTGTCCGGCTGCGCAGCCAAATGCCAGATCCGGAGACTCCAGTAAAAGAGTCCCGGCAGCTAACCTGAGAAAGGATCTTCCATCCCTGGAAAATCCCTTCCGGAACACATCCGTTCCGGAAACAGGAAGCTCCTCATCATTCCAGAAGCCCCCCATCACAATTCCCATGGAACTGTCATTGCTGAGATGAAGGACAAGGACCATGTCGTTGACCTCCGGCATCTGATACTCGTTCCCCATCTTAAAAAACGGCAGCTCCGGCGTCACCTCCCGGTCCCGGTCCGGATACGTGACTCGTACCATTCCCGTATCCTGGTTCACACTGGAAACAAGCCCGACCCTTACAGTATCATCGTTCATGCATTTTCTCCTTCCTGGATCTTAAAAAGCGTCAGATTCATCATATACTGGCTGCTGCTCATGGAATGGGTCGCCTTATTGACCAGGTATTTTCCATCCGGTTTTCCGAATCCGGAAACCATTAGCACACTGCCCGAAACATATTTAAGATCCGGCATCATCCGTACCGTCATGACCGTTCCCTTCCGGTTGGCCATCCGCATGGCCGCCAGTCCCAGCCGTTCTGCATCCGCCTCACTCTCCGCCTTTTCGTTGGAGTAGTACAGCCGCTCTTCGCTCCCCACGGTAATCTCCACGGTTTTTCTTTTTTTAGGGGGCGTATAGCTGATCCTGGCTCCGGTATAGGTCCCGTGAACCGTACTTTTATACGTCCATGAAAGCCCCGGAGTCTGCGGCGTGATGATTCCTGACGGCTCCCTTTTTTCATAATTTTCATAAGAAAACACGATCAGACGCCGGTTATAGATCTTTAAGATCAGTCCGTATCGGCTGCACAGCTCCTTTAAAAATTCACTGTCCGGCCTCTTATTCTGCTCCATCCGTTTTATAGTGATTTCATCGGCATCATACACACATTCCAGACCATACCGGGAAGCGATCTCCCCCGCTACCTGGCAGATCGTCACCGATTCCCAGGTCTGC